AGACGGATTGGGAAACTATTAATGAGATAGAAAATCGACGGTGCTAGTTGATTAAAGTTCCTATCAGTTTGGAAATGCTCAAAGCAGCGATTCGCGAGGACAATTACATCGGGATATTGAATCAATCTTATACAAATGGGAGCTCTCAGATTTACGGCATCTTAGGGGAGATGTGTTTTCAATTAGAGTACCCGAGTGCCAGAAAAGAAACACGAATTCCTGATAAGTATCACTATGATTTTTTATTAGATGGATTGAGAATTGAGGTGAAGTCCAGGCGATTTACGAGCGAGATTCCACGAAGTTATTCTCAGATGATTTTCAATACCAATGAGCAAGAGTGCGATTACTATGTGTTTATTTCGGTGCACGAATCGTTGTCTTACGCTTGGCTTGTGGGATACCTATCAAAGCATGAGTTTGTATTGAAGCGAAAGCCCGTGACACGTGGAACCATAGACGATCATACGCGCACGCCTATTTTGGGAGATGGGTTTTTAGTAGAATTCGATAGCATGAAGGAGCTCCACAGGCACAAAAACGTGGTACGCTTATCAGAGAGGCGAAAATGAGATATTTGTTATTAGGTTTTCTAATGTTTGGTTGTGTCGAGCCTACGAGAACGACGGTGTTATTTAGCGCTGCAAGTTGTGAGACTAAGATTTTGGAGTTCGAACAAAACATATTGTCCGATGATTGTAATGGCGTGTTGGGTAAGTGCTTTAAACCTCATGCGGAGTTTGCAAAGCTTGATTTGAATTTAGGCTCTAAGTGTAGGGATATTATTCTCGCTGAGTCGCTCTCGGATTATAGAGTGAGATGCGCCCCATCGGTTGGTGATAGCAGGGCACCAAGTGAATGGGTGATTGGGATGATTGATAGCAATGAGTCAAAGGAACTATGTCAATAGAGTGTCCTAACTGCGGATCGGATCGAAACAGGCTCACCACGGAATTTCGTATATCGAATTGGTATGAGTGCGCGGATTGCGCTGTGTTCTTTAGGCTGACTCCTGATGAGGAGAGAAATTTTCTGAATGTGTCCATCGAAGCAAAACCAAATCGTATTGCCAACCCATGCGTTCGATCAATTCCTTAAACTTTGGATATAATTTCGTAACCCGAAGCAAACCTAATTGATGAGTCATGGTGTGGCAAAAACGACACATTGAAACAGTATTATGGTCCCAGTCTCCGCCGCCGGATCCTTTTGGTTTAATGTGGTGAACTTCACCTGCCGGGTGTTTACGGCAAAGCACACACGGATCCTTTGCCTTTTCCTTTAAAAGCTCCTTGTTTTGGTGTCTTTTGGGTTTCACTTGAAACTAGAATAGCTTGTGAGCGATAGAAATCAATAAGTCACTGACAACAACGGAGAGTAATCCCGCTAATACTCCTATCGAAGCACTAAATAGACCAACTTTAGTTCTGAGCTCAGCGTTACTGACGATAAGGTTATCGAGCTTTTCATCAACATTTTGCTCAAGCGTTTTAATAGAATCTTTGACGCGTGTGAGCTCTGATAGAATGTGCTCTAGCCAACGATCATTCACTGGACGTCGTATCCCCTAATAAAATTGTATCTGATATAGTGGAAATGGGAAAAGCTTTGTTATTTCAGTTAGCCTCTCTCGTTGTGATACCGGAATCTTCAAGTCCACGGATGGGCTCTTTTGGGTCGCAATACTCCATATAGGCGAAACTCCACTTTCAGAGCTTTTCCTTGTTTACTTTCGCTAGGCGTGTATATATAGATATACATCTCTTCGAAAGGAATACGTATGAATAAGGTCATTTTGTACGGGATGCTTGGGCAAGACCCCATCCTAAGACACACGAAAAACGGAAACACCCTTTGTTCTTTTACGATATGCACAAGTCATTTTGTTGGCGGTGAGAAGGGCTATGAAAGGGAGTGGCATAATTGCAAGGCTTGGGGCAAGACGGGCGAGAATATTCAAAAGCTCGCAGTAAAAGGATCCAAAATGTTGATTGAGGGTATGGTTCGATATACCAAGTTCAATAAACAAGACGGCACCTCTGCAAGATACGCGGATATTTTCATCAAGAGTTTTTTTATTACGGGTGAAAAGAAAAACAAAGTCGAGCCAGTGACACCGCAAGAGAGTGACGATGTAGAAATGTTTGATGAGCGAGTGGGTATCACCGATCTAGAACAATCGGTGTTATCGGAAGATGATATTCCGTTCTGATTGTTTGCGCCCTAGCACTCAAGGTGAATGCGTCCGACTGTTAATCGGAAATGAGCTTGGTTCGATTCCAAGGGGCGCAGCCAAATGGTGAAGCACTTAGTGGGAGTATCACTCATGGTTCTAATCGGATCGGCTATTCATAACTTGTTTTTACCAAGACACAATAGTCCGGCTTGGTTTGTGATTGAACTTGCAGCTGTGAGCATGGTTTTGTCTTACATCTTGTTAGAAATCATCAGGATAACAAAGCATGACTGAATCGGAGATTGTTGTCATCGCCGCGCTTTTAATTTTAATTGTAATGGGAGTAATTGGAAAATGATTGAAAAGCTGACTAAAGAGCAAATTGCAAAGTTTCCCGCATACGTTGAAGAGGGTTTGCGCATTGGCCTAAGTACCGATTTGTGCGATAGAAAAGCTGCCGAGGAAGCTGCGGTAAGGTGTTACGAGATTGTGGGCCTTGAAAAGCCAAAACATTTTATTTGGACTGATTCTCCTTTGTCCTGCGCCATTGCTCAAACGATGTTTATTAAAGACGATCAGGTACTGAACCAGGTAGGGTATCAGGTATGGGAGCAGGTAGGTTCTCAGGTATGTGATCAGATACGGGATCAGGTAGGTGATCAGGTATGGAATCAGGTACGGGCGGTATGGGATCAAGTATTGGATCAGGTAGGGGCTCAGGTTTGGGCTCAGGTAAGGGATCAGGTAGGGGTAGGGGCTCATGTAAGGGCTAAGGTAAAGGAAGATCAGGTATGGGCTCAGGTAGGGGATCAGGTATATCAGGTACAGGCTCCGGTAAGGGATCAGGTATCGGAGGTACTATTTCAGGTAGTGGCTCAGGTAGGGGCTCAGGTACGTGATCAGGTACTGGCTCAGGTATGGGAAAATCAGGTACGGGATCAGGTTTACGGATGTCACGATATTTCGTGGATTATTTTTTATGTGTTTTTTTTAAGGGAGTGCGGAGTTCGCGAAGCTGAAAAAACACTAGGACTATACGAACTAGCCAAGAACTGCGGTTGGTGGGCACCATATAAAAACGTTTGTTTTCTACAAGAAAAGCCAAAAGAAATTCACATGAAAGATAAGAGATTACATAACGAAGCCGGCCCCTCTGTCTTATATCGTGACGGATTTTCGGTGTATTCTCTTAATGGAATTCGAGTCCCTGAGTGGGTTGTCACGAAAGATCCAGACACAATAACCAAAGAAGAAATTTTCGGGATTGAGGACGTAGACATCAGGCGAGAGGCTATCGGAAAAATAGGAATTCACCGAATTGCAAAATGGGGCAAGATCATTGACTATAATGATCACTATAAGCTGATAGATCTTTCACTTGAGGATGGGAAATATACCCCGTACCTACAAATGAAAAACCCATCCATTGATGCGCATCACGTAGAGGGAGTGCACCCAAACTGTAAAACAATAACCCAAGCCCTAGCTTGGAGAAACGGAGTCGAAAAATACTCTCCACCAAAGGTGTTAACATGAAGGGTGAGACCAAGTGTGAGTGGTGTAATAAGTCGGTAAGACGCTCTTCCTCGCGTTTTTGCTCTTACAGGTGCCACGAAGACCCAAAAAGAAGATTTTATGAAAAGATAAAAAAACAAAACGACGGGTGCTGGGTGTGGATGGGCAAGTCAAAAACAGACTTTGGGTATGGTCGGTTTAGATTAAATAAAAGAACTATGCACGCACATAGAGCGTCGTGGTTTTTATTTAAAGGACATCCAGGGAAATGGCTAGTATTGCATAAATGCGATAATCCACCATGCGTTAATCCGGACCATTTGTTTTTGGGAACACATAACGACAATGTGCAGGATAAAATAAAAAAGGGCAGGCAAGTTCCAGGTAGAAAGTTTAAAAAAGAGTTTATTATATTGTTACGAAACACAATACCGAGGGGCTCAAAAATTACCGAAGGCATGGCTAGGTCATTAAAAATATCAAGGCGTCATTTGCAAGATATTATTAACTTAAAATGGAGGGTGCATGGATAGAATTCTTGAGTTTCAACAGGGGGATATTTTATTTTTTAAATGTAATTATATTTCTGGCGAAAAACAGACTGGAAGAGAGATATTGTATTCTGGAGAAGCAACAAACCACCACCATAGAGTTTCGTCAGGGAGTTTCGATATTTATACTGATAAAGCAAAATTAATATTAAGGTGCATCACAGAGTGTATTGTCACCCACGAAGAGCATAAGCCAATTACTCTTCCGCCCGGAATATGGGAGCTTGATCAGGTGCGCGAGTATGACCATCTAAAACAGATGGAGAGAAAAGTTGTTGATTAGCGCTCTTGTAATATCCGTAGCTCTCGCTGGTTCACCGAAGCAAACGGCGCCTTGCGAGTTTAAAAAAATTTACGTGAATAATGTTTCTGGTGCCGATAGTAACGATGGATCAGAATCGAAACCGTTATCGAGTGTGTCCAAAGCGATGGCGGTCTTGAAAACCACTACGGGATGCGTTGAGATTCTCATCGAGGCCGCTAATCCATACGATGAAATAATCAACGTTTCCCGTGGAGGGGCCTCTATAAAAGACCAAGTTGTCATTCGCGGAGTAAATAACCCGGTTTTTGTTTCGAAGATGGCATTAAAACAATATACACTTAAAACAGGCGCAACGGTTAATATCCCGAGCCCAAGGCGATGCATTGATTTTCGTGGCGTTAACTTTGTGACTGTGGACGGTATTACTTGCGACGGCGGAAACGATTGGAGAGACACCGGCTTTTCCGATTACTTTAGAGCCTATCAATCAAACGATATCATCGTAAAAAATAGCACCTTTAAGGGATACATAACCGGCCCACCGCGCACCGATCCAAACAATCCCCTTTCGTTTTACGCACCTAATAACGCAATCGACATTTACAGTGACTCATCCCGCGTTGCGATACTGAATAACAAAATCACATACCCAAATCCTCAGGGCGTGTATTTCGAGGTAACCGACTCCCTCGGAGTGAAACGAAAATACGGCACCTCTGCGACTGGCACAATGAACGAAGGAATTACAATAGCTGCGGGCTCCGTTGATAACATGATCATCGGAAATGAGATTGTTGGCCCATGCTACGAGGGAAACTATGGTACCGCCCCACATAATCTTTTAGAAATCAAGGGAGCGCGAACCGTGATATCCGGTAACGTATTAACCGAAAAAACTCACCGAATCATTGGCGCCGAGAGCGATGATAACCTCATTGAGAGAAATAAAATCCACGGCAATAGCTCTTGTAACCCGATTAAAGAAGCACCCTTTGCTCTCCAGATGGGAGATACCGATAGAAATATTGTGCGCTTTAATCAATTTTACAATAATCGTGGTGGCGCAATTGGCTTACCACGCGGCATCGCTCCTGAGTCGCCAGAGTCGCAACTAGATAATCGATTCTATAACAACGACTTTCATCATAACCTTGCGGTGCCGAGAAATGGTGGCGTGTTCATATTCTCGTTTTCAAAGTGTCAGTCCGGGCAACCAAAGCCTGTGTGCGGGAAGCATCAAGGAAACAAAATATTTAATAACCTTTATTATTTAAACGGTTCGGGTCTTGATACCGACGTTGCACTAAGCGTATGGCTTGGCAGTAATGACGATGGCTCTACTCTTCTTGGTATGGGTGATTTGCAATTTTTAAATAATATTATATTAAACGCTCCCGATGTGGGGATAACCAAAAAGCAAATAACGGTATATGATTCGATGAACGGTAAAGAAAACAGATACCCATATACTATCTTTGAAGCCTCTCAAAGGTACCCGACTAACGTCGGCACTAACATAGAGTACTACTACACCGAGGAGCTTCGAGAGTTGCTTACGAAAAACAGAGGCATCCCGCTTGCAACGGTAACGAATGTTATTGATAAAAAAACAATCGAGATAGACGATGCACACGTCTTCTTTGGAGGTATTCCGGGAATGTACCCAGGGGACGCGGTTATGGTTCATCGAACCAAGAAGACCGGCTCAATTGAAGAGAAGCTAGCGAATACATTAAGGCTTTCAAATGAGTTAGATGTGGTTGTGGGAGATCAACTCTCGTTACCCTTTGTTGAAAAACCAGATATTGGCGCGATAGAGAAGTAACAAAATAAATAGGGAGAAAATTTTCGTGGGGTATTTTTTCGCAGCTTTGGGGATGTTGTTCTTATCGTGTCTTGAATCTAAAATGGTTTACTTTCCCGTTGGTGATTGTGAAACGCAGTACATAGAGCTAGAGCAAGCCGTGATCACAAATAATAACGAGGAGGTTCAATGGGAATGGATGCCTCATCCAACGCATAACCGCATTTCCGAAACGGCACATGTGATGATTGTGGAGCAAAACAATGATTAACTTAACATTGGCACTCGTACTAAATAACTACGCCATTGCGTGTACCGAGTTTCTCTCTAGTATCGATCGGCTTACGAGAGGCTTTCCGGTATCCGAATTCGCACGCGCAATGGAGCGATTGCCCGAGATTCAACAAAGGGAGCTTGATTATTATTTCGAGCATCTGGAAGTGAAAAACATATGGCGCTTTGAGAAAGCCATCCGAAACATGGAAAGGCTTTTAAACAAAGAGCATTTGAATAAATTGGAACTATAAAGGAGAAAACATGAAAGAAAAAACGCCGTTCAAAGTAGGTAAGAGCTATGTCATCAGAACCGCAACGATGATTCAGTTAGGAAAGCTAAAGAGTGTCGTTGGGGAGTTTCTCATACTCAGTGATGCGGTCTGGGTTGCAGACACTGGCAGGTTCCATAATTTCTTAAAAGATGGAACAGTTAGCGAGTACGAGGGATTTGTAAATGACTGCATTGTCCCAACGGGATCAATAATCGACGCTACAGAGTGGAAACATAAGCTTCTATCCGGGCAGAAATGAACCAGAATCTAAAAACAGAACGAGTTACTTGGTCTCGGTCTTGGTCTCGGTCTTGGTCTGGGTCTCGGTCTTGGTCTGGGTCTTTGTCTGGGTCTTTGTCTGGGTCTGGGTCTTGGTCTCGGTCTCGGTCTGGGTCTGGGTCTCGGTCTGGGTCTCGGTCTTGGTCTGGGTCTTTGTCTGGGTCTGGGTCTGGGTCTCGGTCTTGGTCTTGGTCTGGGTCTTGGTCTTGGTCTAGGTCTTGGTCTAATTCATGAACGTAGTGGACTTATGGAATAGCAGATCCAGATCCATCATGGACACCAACCGATAACCCTTGCACGGCAGAGCTAAATTAATGAATAACCGATTATTTATAGCAGCCCTATTTGTTGAAACTAACGGCCCGTATAAAATACCTGGAATAGATCTATGGGACATAAAAAGAGACGCTAGGAAGTATAGCGGCCCTTACAAAGTTATTGCTCACCCGCCATGCGAAAGATGGGGAAGGTACTGGTCTGGCGGCCCGTCAGCAAAAGTGAAAAAAACATTAGGAGATGACAACGGATGTTTTGAAAGCGCGTTGAGCTCGGTTCGAAGATTCGGCGGTGTTTTAGAACACCCAGAAGCGAGTCATGCGTGGAGTTGGTTTGGCTTAAATAAGCCACCTAAAAGTGGTGGATGGGTTGCTGCCGATTTCTTTGGTGGGTGGACTTGTTGCGTAGAGCAGGGGCACTACGGTCATGCGGCAAGAAAGGCTACCTGGCTATACTCTTACAATATTGAACTACCTGAATTAATTTGGGGACCGGCTCAGAATAAAATAAGAATGGACGAAGGGTATCACTCTAAAGAAGAGCGCGCACGAGCAGTTAAAACTGGGATTTGTAAACTCTTGTCAAAGAAACAAAGAATGTTAACCCCAATAGCTTTTCGAGATCTGCTAATTGGTATGGTGTCAGGTAGTCCAGATCCCTCATGGACACCAACCGATAACCATTGCATCGAGGATCAGTAGGATTTAAAAAATGTGTCAATATAATCTACTCGATAAGGCACGCAGGGAAACGGAAAAGAAGCTAATCCGGGAGATCCTTGCAAAATTAAAAGGCAATATGAGCAAAGCCGCAAAGGTTCTTGGCGTGAGCCGAATGGGGTTATATATCTTGTGTAATAGGCTAGACATTAAAAGCAAGGAGTACCGGGAAAATGCAAAACAGTAATCACTATAACAATCACGTGCCACACGCGCCACAGTGTGAATGCGTCGCCTGCCTAAGAGAATGGAAGGAGCTGGAAGAGTTCAACCCTGGCGAGTCAAAACTAATGCTTGATCGCGACGAGGAACTCAGAGAATATCTATCCCAATATGAGGATAACTTTTGATAAGTATGACGCACTCGTTCCTGTCACAGAGCTAAAAAACTCAAGATTTCAAACAAACAAACATCCAGACGACCAAATCGAAGCCCTCGCAAAAAACATGCGCGAGCTGGGTGTCCAACAACCCATTCACGTATCCAAAAAAACAGGCGAGATCGTATTCGGTCATGGAAGGCGTGACGCTGCCATTATAAACGGTTGGACAGAATATCCAGTTGTCTATCATGATTTCAAAGACGAGACAGAAGAGTTCATATCCGTTCAGGCAGATAATGCTTATTCACATCGCTCAGAGCTCGACCTAGGACAAATCAACCTCATGATTCAAGAGGTGGGTCCGTTTGATACCGAGTTACTGGGAATAAAAGATTTCATGGTAGAGCCGCAAGATAAGCCAAACAAAAACAGTTCAGAAAAATCAGAAGTAAAGGCTTGTCCATCGTGCGGATATGAATTCTAGTTAGATTTTCATAGGGGAGACAGTGGGGAGCACAAGGCTAATTAATCAACTCTTTGAAAACGAGAGTTTTCTGATCGACCAAGATAGTCTCGGGTATTGTGTAAGAGATATCATCAACATGAATTGGTGGAACACCGCTGGCGTTTCAAATCGAAAAGAACGAATCAGCTAAGAATCTATGGATTGAAACAATCTCTTCGGTCGGGTTTGTGCTAGAAAATCACAGGCTAACAGGAACCGAACAGAACAAGTACTCAAGTCAGGCGAAGAGAGACCAAAACCTACTAGTTTTTAATAAACCCTAGGGCTCATTTTTTACGCTCAGGTCACGGCTAGACCATACTAGGGCATATCCACAATCAGGGCACCATGACGTTCCACGTGGAACAATCTTAGGGAGCATCTTAATAATTGGCCCATAATCATTGCCTCTAATACACTTACCTGAGCAAAACGCTCTATGTATAATTATAGGCCTAGGCTTAATTTCAAGCATCAGATCTGGCCCAATCGCGTCAATATCGATTGCCTGATAAGGGCGCATAGTAGAAAATTATAGAAGTAAACTAATTTAATTGATATCAACTAATTTAATTTAGTCCATGTTAGGTCAACTATTAAATGGCATTTGAACGCGGCAAGTCCGGCAACCCAAGAGGTAGACCGCCGGATCCTGACCCAATCCCAGGCGTCAGATACGAAACTCGCGAAACACTCAAACACCTTGTCGATGAAATAGGGATGCTCACTCGCGAACAAATAACCGAGAGATTTAATAACCCAAACACAGACATCCGAATGCTATCAGTCATCAGGCTATGGGAGAGATCCGCCAAGGGTGACTCAAAGGCCTTCGAATGCCTCATGAATCGATCCATCGGCAGAACAAAAGAACAAACCGACGACGAGGACACATCCTCAACCGTCGGAGAATACAAACCACTATCCAGTGTCGACCCTCAAGCACTTTAAACAAATCGAGTTCCTATCCGACCAAGCTAGGTTCAAATACCTACTAACTGGACGAAGGGGCGGAAAAACCACAGCACTCGTTGAGGACATGCTCAAAAAAATGTCGCAATGCCCATACCGTGGCGAAATATTCTACATCGGGCCCACCAACCAACAAGCAAAAGAACTAGTCTGGGAACCCATCGAAGACAGACTCGATGAACTAGGTTGGAAATATGAACCCAAAGTCTCCAAATCTAGATTCGAATTCCAGGGCAAAAGAAAAATATACATCATTGGAGCCGAAAAGATTCGAAGGATCCGGGGACACTCAGTCTATGCAGCATATCTCGACGAAATCGCATACTTCGACACTGACCTAAACTACGTTTGGAAAGCAGTCAGGCCAGCACTCTCTGACCTGCAAGGATCCGCAATCGCCTCAACAACTCCAAACGGAAAAGGCACCCAAGCCTATGAGTTTTTCCTAGAAGTCCAAAAGAAGGAAGATTGGAAGTTATTTCACTGGAACACAACCGACAACCCGTTCATCGATCAAGGCGAGATACTCTCAGCGAAACGAGAACTCGATGAGCGCTCATTTAGACAAGAATACATGGCAACATGGGAATCATTCGACGGTCTAGCCTATTATTGCTTTGACGAAAAACAACACATCAAAAAAACTGAGCCCATCACAGACACCCTTCCTATCTGCATTTCCCTAGACTTCAACGTAAACCCAACCACACTACTAGTAAGTCAAAATCATGGCGGCATGCACCAATTCAAAATGGAATATTCAGTCAAAAACTCATCCACCGTCGAAAGCCTTAGAACATTCTGCTTTGACTTCAGAGACTATAAGAAGTCGACAAAAATCATAGTCTATGGTGACGCTGCCGGAAACAATCGCAATTCAACAACAGGCTTTTCTGATTACTACTACGTAAAAGAGATTCTATCCTTCAGTGGATATCAATTTGAACTCTGCGTACCTGGACGCAATCCACCAATCATTGACAGGGTCGGTTACGTCAACTCATACTTGAAAAACGTGGTAGGTGAAACGCGCGTCATGATTGACCCTTCGTGCTCAGATCTTATCCGTGACTTATCATCACAAGCACTCGAAGGACGCTTTCCTTCAGACAAAAATAATCTAGGCCACAAAGCAGACGCATTCGGCTATTATATAAGCTGGCAACAAATAACAGACTCACGTAAACCACAAGGATCTATTCAGCTATGAGCATTGAATCAGAATTCAAACTAATTTCAAAAAACTACAAGGACCAACAAGGTCGACTGCACCATAACGAAACACTATTTAATATCTATGAAGGCTCACTTCTTAAGTACGTTCTAGAGGACTTACGAAGGCAGCTTTCCCAACAATCCTATGAACAAATGATTCACAGAGTTGCACCCATCAATCTGCTCAATCGCGTAGTAGACAAGTTGTCTCGAATCTATTCAAAACCCGTTCAACGAATCATCGTAAATGGAACAGACGCAGATCAAGACCTGTTTTCTTGGTACGAATACGAAATGCGACCCAACGTTCAAATGCCTATTGCTAATAAGTTTTTCAACATGTTCAAGGATTGCCTTGTCGAGCCCTATCTTAATGCCTATGGAAGACCGAGACTCAGAATCATTCCGTCCGATAGGTTTTTTGTGTTAGGCGAGGACCCAGTCGATCCTATGAGTGTCACTCATTGCGTGAAGATCATGGGAAAACAAAAGGATCTAACCGGACTAGAGCGCATGGTCCTTTACGTCTACACCAACGAGTACTTTGCAAAAATAGATTCCGAAGGAAAACTGCTAGAGCCGATACTTGAAAACCCGTACGGCACCATACCGTATGTGCATATCGTTAGATCACGGCATCACTTAACGCCAATCTCAGACTCAGATACGCTCACTATGACAAAGCTGTTCCCTGTACTGCTAAGTGACCTAAATTTCGCAGTGATGTTTCAAACGTTCTCGATTCTGTACGGCATCGATGTTGATGAGGAGAATCTAAAGTTTTCGCCCAATGCATTTTGGAGATTCAAGTCAGATCCAACATCACAGAACAAACCAGAAATCGGAATGATTAAGCCAGAAGTTGATTCCGACAAAGTCATGGCACTAATCCAAGCACAACTAGCTATGTGGCTAAACTCTCGAAACATTAGGCCAGGATCCGTCGGCTCACTGAACACCGAGAACTTCGCATCAGGCATTTCAAAAATGGTTGACGAAATGGATACCTCGGAAGACAGGCAACAACAAATTCCGTACTTTAAGGAAGCAGAAGAGGAACTCTGGTACAAGCTCATGCATCACATTCATCCAGTGTGGGCAAGCAATCCAGACTATGAGAGAAAAGAGTCATTCACTCCCGCAAGTCAAATCGAGGTTTTGTTTCCTGAACAGCTACCAATGCAAGACAGGGCATCCGTTGTCTCAGTCACAATTCAAGAACTTAATAGTGGACTAGTTGACAAGGAAACAGCTATCCGTCGAATCAATCCAGACTCAACACAAAATGAAATCGATCAACTCATGTCCAAAATTAACGAACAGGAGTCGGTCGAAATAGATGGCTAGGCAACAAAAATTCTCTGTCAAACTACCGCCTGGACTAGATGATTTTGAGAAGCAAGCTATCGCAACAGAAGTCATTGACAGAATCATTGCGAGAACGAAGGAGCAAAACGTCGATAAGGACGGGAAATCATTCCCGAAATACTCTCAGGAATATATTAAAAGCTTGGAGTTTCGGGTTGCTGGAAAATCATCAGGTGATATCAACCTAACTCTTAGTGGTGACATGCTGAACTCACTAGAGCTGCTTGAAACTAAACCCAAATCAATCGTCATTGGCTTTCGAAAGGGAACTCAAGAGAATGAAAGGGCAGAGGGCAATATCCTAGGCAGTTATGGCGGAGATCCAAACCCACGGAAAGCTAGAAATTTCCTAGGAATATCTGACTCAGAACTGAGCCAAATACTTGAACTGTATGAACAAAACCCATCACGAGCTAATCAAATCAACTTAATATCGGACGCAAGTACTGAGTTTGTGAGCGGCGCACTCGATGAGGAATTCTAATTGGGAACTCCTGACGATTTTAAAAACAAACTCAATAGAGCTCTAGAACTCATATCTCAACCGAAACAAATGAAGGAATTCGGTGAGTATATGGCGAACGCCATTAAAGTCAGAACAAGACTAGGGTATGGTGTAAAAAAATTGGCAGGCTCAAGAGAAAAACTCAAACCATTAGACCCCGAGAGGTATATTCCATTTCGAAAATCATTCCCGAACCTATCGGGCGACACTACACCAAACAAATCAAATCTCACTCTCACAGGTCAAATGCTTGACTCAATGCAAGTAAAAGAAGTTACAAAAGGAAAAGTCACCGTCGGTCCCGCTGGGCCCAGAAATGACACGACTGATACAAACGAGAAAATAGCAGAATATGTCGCAGAGCAAGGCAGACCATTTAACACTTTGACAAAGCCGGAACTCAAAGGTCTAACTGATTTAGTACGAAACAAAATAACAAAACTATTGAAACTATAGATAAGGAGAACTAGACTAAATGAGTACCGAAACAAATGCTTCCGGTGGGAGCAATTCGCAATCCAGTGGATCCGGCGAAAATAATCAATCTACAAAAGACACTGTCGCCTATGACACGTACCGAAAGCTTCTCAGTGAGAAAAAAAAACGGGACGATGAAGTGGAAGCCCTTCGTGTTGAGAACGAAAAGCTGAAATCTCAAGAGCAACAAGCTCAAGAGGCAAAGCTTAAGGAACAACAGGAATGGAAGAAACTCCATGACCTTCGAATGAAGGAAGTGGAAACAGAGAGACAGAAGGTTGAAGAGGAACGAAAGAAGCGTCAGGCCCTAGAGTCTGAGGTTACGAACGGTCTCAAAATCAATCGTTTTTTGAAGGCAGTCAATGGTCACGTAGAGCCACAGTATTTTGGCTTGATTGACACATCGAAGATTGCCGTGGACCCAAGTACGGGACAGATTGACGAAGCGTCGGTGCAGGCAGCGGCAAGGGAATTCGAAAAGACTTATGGCCGAGTAATTAGCACGAAGTCTAATTCTACCGGGTTACCCAATGACGCTGCTAAGGGCGGATCGGAAAGGTTATCTTATGATTCCTGGAAGGCGCTCAAAAACTCAAAAGAGATGAGGGAAAAGTTTCACCTTGTCGATTGGAAAACTAAATAAGGAGAATTTTCAATGTCACTAACCGATGTAAATCAGATTGCGAATCAGGTACAAGAGCGATGGGCGCCGATGTTTATGAAAGAACTTCGCGAGTCCTTGCTTTTAGGTTCCTTGGTCAATAAAGACTATCAGGGAGCTATTTTGAATGAAGGTGACACGGTTTACGTGTCGCAGATAAACGCCCCAACAGGTCAACTTCGAACTGTTGGAACAGATGCGGATAGCTTTGATTCTCAGCTTCTGAGCACTTCGCGTGTGTCGATCGTAGCTGACAAGCGCGCTGTTGCCGCATTCGAGATGGAAGACCTGGTTCAGCTTCAGTCACAGCTTGGCTCGCAAGACTCTGAAATTCGTCAGGCTCTCTTGTTTGCAGTGATGCAGCAAGTGAATGACTATCTCTATAGCCTTGTGTCGCCTTCTACGTCTGCCCCGGATCACTTAATTAATTCGGTGTCTGACATGAACGCGGCTCAGTTAGCTGCGATTCGTTTGTTGGCGGCTAAAGCGAAATGGCGTCGTGAAGGTGGTTGGTGGGGATTGTTAGATCCTTCTTACTACAGCGATGTACTGAATGCTGCGACGCTGACCTCGAAGGATTATGTGGGAGATGAAGCCCCTATCGTTGGTGGACAAATTTCCAACCCACGAATGGGATTCAACCTTCTCGAAGACAATAGCCGAGGCACGGACAAAGGATTGTTTTTCCATCCTGATTTCATGCACCTGGTTATGCAGTATGAGCCACGATTCAAACTCTCTGACTTGCACTCGCAAAAGAAGTTTGGCTTTGTGTTGAGTGCTGACATCGTATTCGGAGCAAAGCTCGGTATTGACGGAGATGACAAACACATTTTCGCAACTGCCGCAGCTTCTGGTGCTGACGCTAGCTAATCTTTAGGTATGGAAGCCGAATTTGATTCTCTTAACTCTCTTAGTTTTGGACTCGAATATGTCGAGGGCGACACTCCCGAGAAGCTTAAGGAAGTACTCAAATCAATTCGGCTTCCTACCAAAATCATTAGCTTGTACGAATATCGTGGAAAGCATATCGCTTGGATTATGACGACTGCGAAGTTAAAACGGAAAAATAGTAAACCTAACAAGGAGAATGAATAATGTCTGCTGTAGTAGATTCCAAAAGTGTAAAGAATTGGACTCGCGCGAGCGAAGAGATTGAAGTTGTATATGATTTCGCTAAGGACGGCGGAGCTGTTGCAGCGTTAGACCTTATCACGTGTAAGGAAGCTTCTGTTGTAGAGCTTTGTTACATGAAGGTTGACACGACCTGCACGTCTGGCGGTTCTGCGACCGTTTCGGTTGGTAAGAGCGGAGATGTCGCCGGCATGGTTGCCGCGACCGCTGTTGCAAGCTTGACGGCAGGTGCTGTGATTTTTGGTGCCGCTCTCGATGCTTCTCATGTGGTGGCCGCTGACGGTGTCATTCAACTGGATATCGCTGTCGCCGCGCTAACCGCTGGCAAGATCACTGTCAGACTTCGAATCTCTAAGTTCTAAGCAGTTTTTGTTGTCTTAAGGTTTTGTTGGTGTTTGGGGTATCTGTGTATCAGACAATAGATGCACGGCTAGTGTTTGGTTCGCAGGCCCTGAACACCTTCAAATAAAAGCTTAGAGAGGGTGAGCCGTGGTTTTAAGCGCGAATATTAATAACCGCGAGTTTGACAAGTTCGCACTGGATGCGGCAGGGCTAACGACGGTTAGAATACTGAACGCTCTCGGAGTCATTTCGTCTTCGGCGAGTATGATCTATGGGGCGAAGACGGTGTCTACAACTGCGGTCATCGGTGCAGTATCCACGTCCTCTAAGTCGGGTCGAATCGCTCTAGTTATTCATCCAAGAGACAATGAAATATTCTGGGGTTCTGATGCTTCGGTTACTACGTCTAATGGTATGCCTATTAATGCTGACTTACCTGCAATCTTTTCGCTGGATCCAAATTCTCCACAGGATATTTATTTGATCTCCGCTTCCAGCACCGACGTTAGGATTGTAGAAATATGATTCCTTCCACTAAACCCTATGATCACGGATCCGGTGGAAGCGCTCATAGGATAGTCTATTCAAATCTAGTTCCGAGAGGCGAAACGTTTTTTATTGTCGCCGCAGACATGCTCGATGTTGATCAATTTCATACTACGGATGGCCTAATGATTATCGAGGGTTTTATTGAGGTAACAGGCTAATGGCGGGCGGACGAATTCGAATCAACGAAGGCACTGCCCCGGGAACTCCACCGACTGGATATGTCGAGATATACGCCAAAACAGACAAGGATCTTTACTATAAGGATGACACTGGATCGGAAACAGCATTAGGCTCTACGGGCGAAGCGAATACCGCCTCAAATCAAGGAGCGGGTGGAGTCGGAGTATTCAAACAAAAAACAGGGGTTGATCTAGAATTTAAAAACATCAATGCCGGATCCAACAAAATCACTGTCACCAATGACGGCGCAAACAATGAAATTGATATCGATGTTGCAGAGGCGAATCTAACTCTTACGAGTATTGGCGGTACACTTTCGATTGCCAAAGGTGGAACGGGACAAACGGCTCAGACCGCAGCATTCGATGCGCTTTCACCCACGACAACAAAGGGTGATTTAATAGTTCACAACGGAACCGATAACATCCGTGAGCCCATAGGAACAGACGGACAAATACTAACTGCGGATTCTGCGCAAACATCAGGATTGAAATGGGCCGCAGCCCCTGCAACTTACACGAACGAAGACGCGCAAGACGCTGTTGGTGGAATACTCACAGACACTGCGACGGTCGATTTCACCTATAACGACGCCGGCAACCAAATAACCGCAGATGTCATTGAGGCAGGGCTCACACTTGATAACATTGGCGGAACACTTTCGTTGTCAAAGGGTGGATCTAGTAAATCACTAACCTCTGTGGCGGGCGCTGTCGTTTGGACTGATTCCGATTCAATGGAAGTTTCAGCGGCGGGCACTTCTGGACAAGTGCTTCACTCCGCTGGTACAGGGGCGCCGACGTGGGGAGCGGTTGCCCTTGGATCGGAAGTCTCAGGAACTCTACCCATTGCCAATGGAGGCACAAATAACAGCTCCGCATATACCGCCGGATCTATAATCTTTTCGGACGGAACGAAGCTAACAGAAGAAAATTCAGGATTATTTTACGATTCAACACTGAATCGAATGGGTGTCGGAGTCGATTCCACTACTAACGCATTTGTTTTAAATGGCTCAACAGTCGGTTCAACTATTAAGGCAGAAGCTTTTGGTGCATCAGATATAGCAGGCATTGCAGAGCACAGACACTCGGCTATCGCGGGAGTCGGTTCTAGTTTCATTGGTATTAGGTCACGCGGTACACACGGAGCGGAAACGATTGTACAAAGTGGAGATAGAGTTCTAAGCTTAGCGGCATCGGCTCACGATGGAACGGATTATGCAATTTGTGGAAGCATTTTATTTGAAATAGACGGAACGCCTGCGTCTAATGACATGCCTGGCAGGATCGTCTTAGGCACAACCGAGGCAGGGAATTCTGTTGAAACAACTGCGGTCACTATTGATTCTGCACAAAAAACAAGAATTCATGGGGCGTTAGAGGTTGATGGTTCAACGAGACTATCAACCGGGTTGAGTGGACCCATTAAGGCGTCAAGCGGAGTTGTTTCGGCTGCATCAATCGACCTTACTTCTGAGGTTACAGGAGCGCTCCCAATTGCGAATGGTGGAACTGGACAAACATCACAGACAAATGCCTTTGATGCCCTAGCTCCAACAACGACTAAGGGCGATTTAATTGTACATAACGGGTCAGACAATATTCGGGTGGGAGTCGGAACAGACACCTTTGTGCTGACGGCGGATGCCGCGGAAGCGTCCGGTGTGAAATGGGCAGCTCCTGCGGCGACATACACAACAGAAAATGCGCAAGATGACGTTGGCGGAATACTGGCGGATAGCTCCACAATTGATTTTACTTATGACGACGGAACTCCTTCGATTACTGCGTCAGTCATTCAGGGTGGATTAGATCACGGATCTATTGGCGGACTATCGGACGACGACCATACGCAATATGTATTGTTAGCCGGTAGATCGGGCGGACAAACAGCGACAGGTGGAACGGCGGCAAGTAATAATTTAGTTTTACGATCTAGTTCTGACGCAACAAAGGGTCAGGTTTACTTAGATGAAACGACGGCGAGCACTTCTGTCACAACTGGAGCTCTTAGGGTAGACGGCGGCGTTGGTGTTGGTGGCCGTGGCACATTTGGTTCAGTCTCATCGCCGGGATCCGGTGCCGCATCCGAGAGATTTGGCGCCAGCTCATCTACTAGTACCGCAACGTCTGCAACTGCGGTTGGAAGCTCAGCATCTTGTACTGGAAATAATTCTGTTGCGGTTGGTGAAAGCGCTTCTGCAGCAGTGTCTTGTGTGGCGGTCGGAAAGTCCGCAAGTGCTACTGATTTTTTTGGATTCGGTGGAACCGCTGTCGGGGCAAGTGCTGTTGCTACTGGAGGTTTGTCGGTCACAGTGGGTGGTTCTGCCACATCATTAAATGCATTTTCCTTGGGCCCAGGATCCTCGGCAACAGCTCAGTCTGCAATAGCGTTTGGAACTACATCTAATTGTGCGCACACAAACT